GATGGTTTGAACCTTATCATTACTGGTTCAACTGCAGGTGTTGTTGTTGCAGGTACTACTGCTCCAACTGCAACTAATATCGGTGACCAGATTGATGCTCAGTTGGCAGCATTGAGTGATGATGTACAAGATAGAGAAGATTTGACTACGTTCATGTCTATCGCTAACTTCCGCAAGTACATCACTTGGTTGCGTAACGAAAACAACTATCACTTCGACCCTTCAGCTGTTGAGAATCGTGGTGGTTTGATGGAAATGATGCACCCATTCGCTAACTTGAAAGTAGTTGGTGTAAGTGGTTTGAATGGTTCTGATAGAATCGTTACAGGTCCAGCTAAGCACATCGTTGTAGGTACTGACTTGTTGTCTGACTTCTCAGACTTCCAACTTTGGTACGATATCAATGGTGACCAGTTGAAGCACAGAGTAGTAACTAAGTTAGGTGTTAATATCGCTTACCCTGAGTTCTGGGTATCTAACGATAACGCATAACATTTGTTGAATATAAAAAGAAAAGGATAAGATTATGGCATGTGATATTACTTCAGGATTTACTCTCGGATGTAGAGATAATACTGGTGGATTGAAAAACATCTACATCTTGTCTGGCTCTATTGACTCAACAAGTGGTACTACTGGTTTGATTGATACAATCACTGGTGACGGTGTTCTATATAAGTTTGAGTTGACTCGCCAGACTGGTGACTTCACCGAGGCAATCAACGCAAACATAGAAAACGGAACTATATTTTACGAACAAACAGTAAATGCACCTTTCCATAAAATACAATCTTCTACTCGTAACCAAGTAAGAGTATTGGCTAAGAATCCAGATATCAAGATGGTCGTAGAGACTAACAATGGTTCTGAGGACGGAGTTGGTACATTCTTCCTACTTGGTCAAACGAGAGGATTGTCATTGAGTGGTGGTCAAGGTCAGACAGGTACCGCCTTTGGTGACCTAAATGGGTACACCCTAACATTTACTGGTCAAGAGCCAGAACCAGCAAGTGAACTTTCGGGTTCTAACTTGACTGGAGTGTTATCGGGAATCACCGTAGGGTAATACTTATATTATGTAATAGGGGGAGTCTTCGGACTCCCTCTTATTACTTATAAAGGAGAATAAATGATAAAGCTAAACGCCAGTTCATCTAATCAGTTTGTAATACAACCATCAGCATCAAGAGCTAATGGTTCTTCTTATTTAGTGAAGTTTACTGATGTATTCTCCCAAGATGAGTTCGTTGGTCAAGCAACGGGTTCTAATGTCGGACAATGGGTTCGACTTTTTGTTGATATAAATGGTTCATATATCGTTGACCCAAATGAGTCATCACTACCATTGAATGGTGGAACATATGAACTAAACGTATACGACGCTGCTGCGTTTGGTCCTCAATGGGATACTGAGGATATAAATTGGGAGCTCGAAAATGTAAGCTGGGATGATACATTCGCAGTTTTCTCTATTTATGGAACTGAGAGTCGTAAATGGAAACTTATAGGTAACACTTGGTCAAGTGTGCCAGGTATCCCAACACAAGAAGGCAACTCTATTATGACTACAAGAGCGTGGGTTTCGGAGAGTATTGATGACACGAATTATTCATCTACTAATGAAAATGCAGCTTATGTGGTATATGAAGGATAATGAATATGGACAATAAGAAGAAGCACAAGTTTAGTATTATACCTAAGTATGGTGAATACCTTTACCCAACTGGACCAGAGTTCGAAAACGACAAAGGTGATATTGTATACTATGGAACGGATAACAAGTTCCCTCAACTGATTATTGACTTATATCATAAATCTTCAGTACACTCAACTGCAGTCAACTCAAAACACCAAGCAGTTGTAGGTCAAGGTCTTACTGGTCTTGATGAAGACATTTTAGAGTTTGCTAACAAAGAAGGTGAAACGTGGAACGATATCTTTACCAAAGTGGCATTGGATAGAGTTCTATATGGTGGTTTTGCTTTAGAAGTAATCTGGTCGAATGATAGAACAAGAATTGCTGAAGTATACCACATTGATTTCTCATATGTAAGAGCCAAGAAAATGGATGATAGAGGAAATGTTCCTGGCTATTATATATGGAAAGACTTTGG